ACTTCAGAAGGAGCGAATCAAGCGTCAGACAATTAACGGACAAATTAATAAGATTGTTCGTGAAGATGCTAGACGTGAATTACTCTTTGAACAGATTCGAGAGTCAATCGGTCGTGTAACTCCTCCCATCTTTAATGATATTGCTGTCAATGTTGGTAAGCGAGAGGCAATTCTTGGTTTTGGAGACATTCATTTCGGCAAGGAATTCGAAATAAAGAATAATCGTTACAACGAAGCAATTTTCCATGAGCGTATGGAGAAGTTGATGGCAGAAACTCTTTCTATCGTCAAGAAGGAAAGTCTGGATCATCTACATGTACTTAACGCTGGAGACAGTCTTGAAGGAATCGCTTTACGAGTCAGCCAGTTAATGGCGTTACAATATGGAATGGTTGACTCTACAATTAGATTTAGCAGATACATGGTGGAGTGGTTAAGTAAGTTGTCAAAAGACGTTAAGTTAACTTACCATCATGTACGCTCTGCCAATCATCCTGAACTTCGTCCTCTCGGAACGAGTGCTGGACAGTTTGTGAATGAGGATATGGAGAGGGTTATCCATATGTACATTCATGATATGTTGCAGGACAACAAGAGAATTACAGTACCAGACTATAAAGAAACTTATGTTGATTTCTCTGTGTGTGGTTATAATGTAATCGGAATTCATGGACATGGATTGAAGTCTAGTGTTGAGAATTTCTTAAAGGGAATTACAATGCAACATCGGAAGTTCTATGACTATTGTTACTCCGCACATCTTCATCATGGTAAGGAAGTTACCGTTAACGTTGGAACGACTAACAACGTTGAAGTTCTTCAACTTCCGTCAATTATGGGTGGAGATGAGTACTCCGATAGTCTTTTGACTGGTGCGAAACCAGGAGCAAAAATCCACCTTTTCCAAGAAGGAAGAGGTAAGACAATCGGGTATGACATTATTCTATAATAAGCTAGGGGAGACTAGGTTTCTGGTTACAAACCTAGCGAATTTAAAGGGGTGTCCTTCGGGGCACCTCTTATTCAATTAGTTTGAGACTAAAATTTGGACACAACTACGTAAAACATATTTATACTAATTTATTTTAATTTATACTTGTGGTTGTGTCTGAATTTTAGTCTCAAACTTAAATCAAACTTAATATGAGGATACAAGGAGTGAGATTGTGGCTAAAAAGGCCGTACCAAAGAAGAAAATATGTGCTTCTTGTGGCAAGGGGAAACTCGAAACTTCCTTTTATGCTACAACGAGCAAGATGTACCCTGATAAAAGATTGTCAATTTGTAAGACGTGCTTATCGGACATGGTTGATGTGAGTAGTGTTGAGTCTGTTAAGGATGTACTAAGACAGATTGACAAACCATTTATTGCATCATTGTGGAGAAGTTGTGTAGAAGAATATCCAGATAATCCTTTTGGAAATTTTATGCGGTGCATTGGGTCACTCCAACAGTATAAGGGATGGACTTGGGACAATAGTTCGTTTGGAGAAGATGATAAAATTGTTGGCACTTCTGTAGAGACTGAAAAAAAGTCATCTAAGAAGTCAACTTCTAGTACAGTTACAAATCAAAATGAAATTCCACTTGAACTATATGATAAGTGGGGATTTGAATTCACTCCAAAAGAAATTATTGCGTTCGAAGCATTATATAATGATTTAAAGAATAACTATAAACTTCCAACTGCAAGTCATGTAGAGTTCTTGAAACTTGCTTGTATTAGTCGAGTCAAAGCAACAAATGCAATGGCTAGAGGAGATACCAAGGAAGCAAGAGACTATATGGCAATCTTCAAGGATATGACAAGCGCAGGTAAGTTACAGCCTGCACAGTTTTCTAAGGCTGACTTGAGTGAGGGATTGGATACATTTGGGCAGTTGGTAAGACGGGTTGAGATGAGTGAATCTCCAATTCCAATCCTTCCACAGTTTAGAGAGCAACCAAAAGATAAAGTTGACATTGTGATCTGGGCCTATGCAAATTATAGTCGTTCGATTAAAGGCTTAGAAGAAGCATCTTATGAGGAAATATATAAATGGTACGACAAAAGAAAAGAAGATTTTGAGAGTAGTATAAATAAAAATAATGAGGGAGAATCCGATTCTTGACAAGAAAACTTACAATAGAAGAAGTACGTAAAAACCTTAATGATAATGGTTACACATTACTATCGAACGAATATATAAATGCAAATACAAAAATAAAAGTTCGTTGTCCAAATGGTCACGAATATGATGTTGTTATTGGTTCATTTAATTCGGGTAGAAGATGTGGGACATGTGCTGGTTTAACAAAATATTCTATCGATTATGTAAGGTCATATTTTGAAGAGAACGGATGTATACTTCTTACAGATGTGTATACAGACAATAAGGGAAAGTTGAAATACATTTGTAAGTGTGGAAACCAATCAGAAACAGACTTTCATCGGTTTATACATGGAAACAGATGTAAAAAATGTAGGTCAAACACTGTTGGAGAAAAGAAAAGACTTCCATTTGAAGATGTTAGAAAATATTTTGAAGAAAATGGATGCACATTGTTATCTACCGAATACACAAATGCACATCAAATGCTAAGATATGTATGCTCATGTAATAATATTTGGGAAGCAACTTTAAATACTTTTAAATATACTAATGGAAGATGCAAAGAATGTAGATACAAAAAGGCAAAAGAAACTATGTACAAAAATGGGACTGCTCCATGTAGCAAGCAACAAAAGTACATTTGCAATCTTTTAAGTGGAGAATTAAATTATCCTCAAGGTAAATTAAATTTAGACATAGCATTCCCAGATAAAAGCATATATATTGAATATGATGGTGGGATGCATAAAGGACAGGTATTTTTCGGGAACATGAGTGAAAAAGAATTTAATGATTACGAGAGAAAAAGATATTGGACTCTAAAAAGAAAAGGATGGAAAATGATAAAAATTATTTCCGAAAAAGATTTTCTACCTAGTGATGATATGATTAAAACCATGTATAATGACGCAATTAACCTGATTGACAAAGGTGAAAACTGGGTTTCATTTAACATAGATTCTAAAATAGTTTCAACATATGAGTCAGTTAATGAATATGATTTTGGAAATCTGAGGAAGATAAGGGCGTGACCACATGAGAATAAAAAATTTTCAAACAGATAATCATAAACACACAAAAAAAGAAAGTAGAACAGATATATATAATCCATCATTCACTAACTTTATTAAAGAATCCGATAAGGTTAAAGAGGGATTTGAAAACAATGTTCACAAATGGATAGAAGTCGTGTCGTATTGTAGGTGGTTTCCTTGACCTGTGGTATGACCTCATTACCCCTCAAGATGGAGCGAGAATCAGACTCGATCTAGATCAGCGCGTTTTTTTGCGTTGTCTAGCTAGATTTCAGTCTACCTACGCAGTTTTCCCTCGCGGATACGGGAAGACGCTCATAGAAATAATGTCTATGTATCATACGGCAGTATTCTTCCCAGATATAAATTTGTCAATGACAGCACAAACAAAGGAAAACGCTGTAAAAATCTTGGAAGAAAAGCATCGTGAAATTATAAAATACTATCCAATTATTAGAGATGAAATTGAAAAAGCAAGTTTCGCAAAAGATAGTGCGGAAATTTTATTTAGATCTGGTTCAAGAATAGATATTCTAGCGAATCAACAATCATCAAAGGGTAGTAGAAGGCATAGAATTAATATTGAAGAATCTGCACTTCTAAACAATGAATTGTATGTCGATGTTCTTGAGCCAATTACCAACGTTCCTCGTAGATTGCTTGGCAACGGAGAAATCGATCCATATGAATTGAATGGAAGTTCGAATTTTCTTACAACTAGCGGATTCCGTGGGTCTGATGAGTTTTCTCGTAGTTTGCAAATGTTGGATGATATGACCAATCTAAAGGGTAAAATGGTCATTGGAGCATCTTGGGAACTTGCAGTTCACTTTGGAAGAGGCGAAACAAGGTCACAACTATTGGCAAAAAAGGACACACTTTCGCCTACTTTTTTTGCTATGAACTATGAAAGTAAGTGGGTGGGCGCTACTGATGGTGCTCTTGTGCCAATTAATAAAGTATTAGACCTTCGAACACTACCAAATTCTGAAATTATGTCAGATGGAAAGTCAGAATACGTTCTTGCAATGGACGTAGCTCGCTCTGAATCTTCCAATAACAACCAATCGTCTATTGCAGTATATAAACTAAAGCGTGCGAAAGATGGAAGAATTCTCAAGGCAATGCTTGTAAACATTATAAATCTTCCCAATGGTTTAAACTTTACTGCTCAAACTGTTGCATTAAAGAAAACAAAATTGAAATATGGCAATGTTCGTATGGTTGTAGTAGATGGCAACGGACTCGGCGCGGCGGTAGTAGACGAATGTTTGAAAGATACAATTGACCCAAATACCGGAGATAGTCTCGGCTGTTGGGCAACTGTTAACACTGACAAAGAGCCAGAAGTATTGGGAGCAGAGGAAATCCTATTCGATCTTAAGGCTCAAGGGATTAATAGCGAAATTATTGTTAATTTTATTGATTTTGTTGAATCTAAGAAACTGCAACTTTTGGAAAAAAGAACAGACAATAATTACGATATAAATGATCGTGACTATATGGAAAAAGAAGTTGTCCCGTATGTGCAAACTGATATGCTAGTTGAAGAAATTGCAAACCTTAAACTCAAACAAATGGGTAGTGGCAAATATACAGTTGAACGTGTCACCAAGAGAATCGACAAGGATCGATTTAGTGCTGTTGCCTATGGAGCATATGTCATAAAAAATTTATTAGACGAATATAATCCACAAACCGAACACTCCGCAACTGACTACCTATTAATTAACTAATCTCTATAAATCCTCATAGAAAGGAGGAACACCATGAGCAAACCACGTTCTAAATCTCGCACTCCCCCCACCCCCTCCTCTCCATCCCCTCATTCCGAACCAAATCTCGCCTATAACTTTGCCGAATTTCAAGAAATCGTCTTAAAAGAAATTCGTAACATCCTTAAACCAGATGAATACTTTAAGCCAGCAAGGTTTACTAAAGACCAAATTAGAACCTTCCTAGAAAAACCGGATACTAACGAGAAGAACTTACGTCAAGTCAGCCAATATCTCCTCTCTACTAGTAACCAGTATCGTCGCCTAGTAACTTACTTTGCTACGATGCTAACTCTAGACCACGTTCTAGTGCCTGTAGTAATTCCTGGTGAGAAGATGTCAACTCCTAACTTCAAAAGAGCATGGGATGGCGCAGTTTGGTATATGGAGCAATATAACGTTAAGCACGAATTTGCTAAGATTCTTGCTGTAGTTATGTGTGAAGGCGTTTATTTTGGGTATGAGTGGAAGACGAAGGATTCACTTATGGTCCAGCGTATGCCAACGGACTTCTGTCGGATTACAGGACTAGAAGATGGAACTTGGACATACGCATTTAACTTCGGATACTTTGATTCTGATAAGTTAAAGCTTAAAGTCTATCCTCCTGAATTCACCACCATGTACAATACGTACTTGCGAGACAAGAATCAACAGTGGCAAGAGTTAGACCCATCAAAGGCAGTCTGCTTTAAGTTTGACGAGTCACAAATAATTTCAGTCCCTCCATTTTCTGGTTCGTTCGAAGACGCAATTGATCTTCGAGACTTCAAGGATATGTTTAAGGCTAAGACAAAACTTGATAATTATAAGTTGCTTATCCAAAAGATTCCCATGAAGAAAGACCCAAAGAATGAGAAGGATTTTGTTATTTCTCTACCTAGTGTAAAGATTTTCCATAATGGTATTAAGTCTGCCGTGCCAGATCAAGTAGGCGTTGTCTCCACTCCAATGGACCTAACCGATGTTGATTTTGAAAAGGCAAGACAGAAAGAAGATACTGTTGGATTAGCAGAGAGAAATTATTATGGTTCTTCTGGTGCAAGTCAACTCCTCTTTAACTCCGACCAAGGTGGTTCAATTGGACTTGAACGTTCGATTGAGACTGACCAAGCCATGATGTTTCCATTCCTACGTCAGATTGAGAGATTCTTCCGTAAGCGTCTTTTTACTCAGGTAACAAAGAATGCGGCATATCAAGTTAAGGTACTCTTCCTTGATTTGACGGTTTACAACCGTGCAAAGATGTTAGATGTGTACCTCAAGGCCGCACAATTTGGTTCACCAGTAAGTTTAGTAGCCGCTACAATGGGATTCTCACTGGGAGACTTTGAATCACTCCTTACACTAGAGAATGATTATCTCAAATTGAAGGACAAGATGACTCCCCTGATGTCTTCGCATGTACAAACTGCTGATGGTGAAGGTGGAAGGCCCGAGAAGGATGTAAACGACTTGGGTAACGCAGGTGCTAAGACCAAGGATACTAATGCTAATAAGAATAGGGCTAAGAAATAGTAGAAGGAGGTGAGTTAAATGCCTGTGACAGTTAACACTTCTATTCCTATTACATTTGAGAAAATTAATCATTTTGACGTGCAAGATACTAGATTTACTGCCGTGAAAATTTTTTTGATGCACCTTGAAGAGAATCTAAACGGTTCTTATTTTAGTAAGAAATCTGTAGAAAATGCTATCCCAACCTTAGCGAACACTCCTATATTGGGCTACATCGAAACTAATAAAGATGGAGAAGAGGATTTTTCTAACCATCGTAAAGAACTGGTGAAGGAAGATGGTCATTACAGAACTAAATATCTTGGTTCTGCTTTTGGAGTAATCCCAGAAACAAATAACGCACGATATGAGTTTAAAACTTGTGATGATGGAGTAGAGCGTGAGTTTTTAGTAGTTGATGGACTTTTATGGAATAAACTAGAGGATTCTGTTGACATTCTTGAAAGAGATGGAATTAAATCCCAGTCTATGGAAATCCATTCGGACTTCACCGGAAAATACAATAGTAAAGATAAGCTTTTCTACTTTGATACTTTCAAATTTTATGGGGCGACGTTCTTAGGCGATGATTACAATCCTGCCATGAAAAATGCATCTATAGAAGCATATTCTACAGATGACGAATTTGAAAGTATGATTAAAGATATAAATAAAAAGGTTGAGTTATTTAAAGATTTCCAGTCTCAAAACGGGACTGGATTTTCTATTAATTTAGATAATAATGTACAAAGCAATGTACAAGAAGGAGGTAACGATGTGACTGATGAGAATGTAAAGCCTGAAGGAAATCCAGTTGAGGAGAATAATCCAACTGGCACTCCAACCGATTTCTCTCTCACCAACTCTCAACTAAGTGCAGAACTTAGCAGAGCATTAAACCCAAATCCAAAGACTGACGAGTGGGGTTATACCATTTATGATTATTGGTATGTTGACTCTACTGATGCAATTGTAATTGCTCGTCAATGGGACAATTGGGATTTAGTTGGTTTTGAGTATACTATGAGTGGAGATTTCCCTGTAGTTAATTTTGATTCTAAGAAGCGTTACAAGACTGACTATATTCCTATGGAAGATGGTGCTACTACTACTTTCAATATGATGACTAAGGAAATGGCAGAGTATCTAGCTAATGTCGCCCGTAAGGAGACTGAGGCATCTGTTTCTGCTACTTACTCCACTGTCAATACTGAACTTGAGTCTCTAAAGAGTCAGTTTACTGTTATTAATGAAGAGGTAACTTCTCTTCGTGAGTTCAAGACTAACAAACTTACTGATGAGCGTAAGCAGGCTGAAGATGCTTTATTCGCGTCCCCTGAGTTCTCCGCTCTTTCAGAAGAGGAGATTAATGGTGTACGTGAGAAGGCAGAATCTATGTCTCTCGAAGACCTAGAGAATCACCTATTTGCTCTTGTTGGCAAGAAGGTTGCTTCTCAGTTCTCTGCTGGTCCAAAGAAGAACAATTCCAATAGAATTATCGTTGATACCGATGATGCTCCACGTAGTTCCAAGCCATATGCTCATTTGATTGAAGAAGTCCGTGGGTCCAAGAATAAATAAAACTCAAATTTTATTAGGAGGAATTCCAAATGGCGTCTATTTGTAATCTTGATAAGGTAGCGGCTACTAAGTCTGGTCGTCTTGAGTCCGTTAAGCATACTGCCGATGTTCAGAATGGTTGGGTTGTTAATCTAGGTGCTCTTGCCACTGGTGAGCGTGAGGTTTTTGATGTTGCTGTCCCTGCTACTGCTACCCTTTCTACTGCCGAGGTTCTTCTTGTTGCCGCTCCCGAAGTCATGTACGAGGGCTACAAGGGACTCAAGGATTTTGTTAACACCGCTGGTACTGCTTTCAAGGCTTATCGCCTAGAAACTGGTGATATTTTCACTGTTACCGACGACGCTATTACTGGTGCTACCACTGTCGGTCAGTATGTTATTCCTGCTAACGGCTCTCTAAAGCTTGCCGCCGCCGCTGACCTTACTGGTGGTACTAAGTTTGCCGCTAAGGTTATCGAGAAGGGCACTCTTGGTTTTGATAATGCCGCCGCTACTACCGTTCAGGTTATTAAGGTATAAGTAATAAATTAATTTAGATATTTTCAAGGAGGAAACCTCAAATGGCTAATGTTGAACTAGTTAAGCTTGCAGTTGATACTTATAAGGGTTCTCTTGGTAATTTCTCTAAGGAGGATGCCACTGAGACTCTTCGTGCCAAGCTAATTGAGATTGTTGGTTCCGCGAATCCTGATTACAAGGCTATGCGTCGTAATGGTCCTGCTGTCTTCGAAATTATCGAAGAGGCTCTTGATATTCTCGTCGTTGAAGGTATTACCAACCAGTTCGAGTCCTTCGCTGAAGTTCGCAACATGGCTTGGGGCGATACCAACCGCTTCATTCTAAAGGACACCTCTCTATTCAAGGTTGCTACTGTTGCTGATGGTACTGGCAACATTCGTCGCCAGCGCATCGATAACGGTTCTCTAACCGTTAGCACTAGCACTAAGGCCATCAAGATTTGGGAGCACCTCCATCGTTTCCTTGCTGGTCGTATTGACTGGGTTGAGATGGTTAACCGTGTTGCTAAGTCCTACCAGAATGAACTTGCTGTTGCCGTTTACAATGCCATTTACAATGCTTATGACGGTCTAACCGCTCCATACATTGCCTCTGGTACTTTCGATGAGGCTGAACTTATCGACCTTATTGCCCACGTTGAAGCCGCTACTGGTGAGAAGGCTGTTATTGTTGGCACCAAGAAGGCTCTTGCCAAGGTTACTCCTGCCGTTGTCTCTGACAACATGAAGGATACTCTCAACACCCTTGGTCACTATGGCGTCTTCAAGGGAACTGAACTTCGTGAGATTGCTCAGGCTCATGCTCCTGGCACAAACAACTTCGCTATCAATGATTCCTTCCTCATGGTTCTTCCCACTGGTGGCGAGAAGCTTGTTAAGATCGTCTTTGAGGGTGAGGCTATTGTCGATGAGGCCACTGGTCTTGACAATGCCGATATGAGCATGGAGTACACCTTCATCAAGAAGCACGGTCTTGCCGTTCTGTCCAGCAAGAAGTATGGTATCTACCGCCTCTCCTAATCACTAATCACACATGGGGCAGTCTTCGGATTGCCCCTTATTTTAACGAATGAAAGGGAAGATATTAAATGGCACGTAAGCAGAATAAGGTTTCAGACGAGGTTGTAGTTACTCCAACTACAGAGGCTCCAGTTCGCAAGACTAAGACAGAACTTGACCGTAACATGCTTGTAACCGTCATGAATAACACTCACGGTATTTTTACCTATACAAGTAAGAAGACTGGTGCTACTTGGCGACTTGAGGGGTATGGAACTACGGACGAGATGGAACTTGGGGAACTTCATTCGATGAAGGCTTCTGCTGGTCGCATCCTAAATGAGCCTTGGCTTATTGTTCTTGATGACGATGTTGTTGATTATCTTGGCTTAACTTCTGTCTACAAGAACGTTATGCGTCCAGAAGAAGTTGAGCGTTTCTTCAATCTTAGCACAGAAAAGATGGAGGAAATTCTAAAGAAGGCTCCATCTGGCGTCAAGACTCTTATTGTTGCAAAGGCTCAGGATATGATTACAAAGGGCGAACTTGACTCTATGGCTAAGAAGGCACTCCTTGAGAAGATGTTTAACTTAGACCTAGAAGTATAAGGAGTGTTTATGAATGTCCACTCCTTTTTCTAGTGTCTATGCAGTTTTTATGAGAAAGGTAACTGATTATTCTTTTTTAAAGCTTTCTCAGAATGATTTAGAGGACATTCTACAAGGATACATTTCAAGTGCTTGTGTGAATTTCAAGAAGTGTCGTAGTGGATTAACTAGGGATGACGTTACGAATACTTTTGATGCAACTCTTACGGAAGAAGAATTAGAAATTCTAGGGACATTAATGGTTGTAGAGTGGTTAAATCCACAAATTTACAACACACTTCTCATGAAACAACATCTAAATGACAAGGATTTTAAGATTTATTCTCAAGCGCAACATCTAGAGCAACTGACGAAACTTAGAGATGATAAGAAGGAAGAAGCAGATGGACTTATCATGGCGTACAGCTTTGATGACCCAACTGAACTTGAGAAACTTCGATGAGAACTAAGTACGGACAAATTGATGATGAACTGCTTGCAAAATATATCGAGAGACTTGTCAATAAGATTTTTAAACTTCTTCCACTTAAACAAGAGAGTAATCCTACCCTAGTAGAGTATCATAAGTCGCTTATGTTAGAACTAAACGGTGCTAACTCCCTAGTGATTGCATTACAGGGAGACGCCAATTTCATGTGTCTAATTTGTTCATTAGAGGGTCTATTGTCAATTGAGGATGACAAAACCTATCGAAGTAAAATCTTTGAATTAATTGGCATCTGCAAGAAATTAGCGAAGTAGAGGAGGGGAATTTATGACGTATTATGATAGATATAAAGCGAGACTAGATGCTGAAGGGTCTAATGAAAGGCAGGCATATATTAATGTCTCGACTGACGTGATTGCGTCTTCGTTCAAAAATTCCCCTCATTATACACAAGTTATTGTAGATGGTGTGTTAATGGATGCCATTAAACAATTAGACAAAGATTCTAAGGTTAAGAATTTAGTATTCTTGCCTTCTACTACGGTTTCAATTGGTGGCACAGTCACTATCAGTTCAGAGACTTGGTTGATTATGGACTTTGATGCCAATCCTCTTTACCCAAAGGCAAAGATTAATAGATGTAATCAGTCAGTTAAATGGGTTAATGGTGCTACAACACTAGAATATCCATGTGTGATGACTTCAGAGATATTAGATAGTGACTCTAATGCAAAGATGAATCTTCCAAAATCTGAGTTCTTGGTTTATCTCAAATACAATGGTGATACTGTTGTACTCAAAGAGGGCAAGAGACTTGTATTGGGAGATAGGGCGTATGAAGTTATTGCCTACGACAATATTACTCATGTAGTTGATAGTACCGGAGTTTTAACATTGCGTGTTAAGACTGATTTAACTAGAGACACGGACGATCTTGATGAACGAGTAGCGGAGAATCCATCGTCCACTAGTGGGGGGTGGAGTCGATGGTAAAAATGGAGCAGTTGTCTTCTCAATTGATCTTAGCACTAGAAAAGATGATGGAAAATCAAACGCTGTGTAAATACCTTTGGTATGACGATAAAAACCCATTGGCACAACCGGACATCGTTGATACAAGTGTTCTTCTAATGACAAAGATTCATCCAATGCCATTCGATGTTACTCAATCTATTGAGACTACAGATTCCTGTCAAGTTCGGGTGTACTTCCCTAGCGTTCAATTTAATAACAGAGTTGTAGAAAATCCAATTATGTCTTTTGATGTGATTGTAGCAAAGAATCTTTGGCTTGTCAATACGGGGTTAGAGAGAAAAGTTAGACCTTATGAGATTGCCTCTCAAATTCTAAACACTTTTGATGAGAGAAGATATGGAAACCTTGGCACTCTTAAATTTAATGGCGCAAGACATCTTGCTATTAATGAGAAATTTGATGCTTGGCAACTTACTGCTAGAGTTACCTCCTATGCTAAGGGGTAGGTGAAGACATTGAACCCCCTAGATTTAAAGTTAAAACTCTTGGCTGGAGAGCCTTGGAAGATTGAAGGGGTGGGCACTCTTTATCCCCCTACTTTAAAAGATATTGTCAAGATTGGTTACTCTACGTACTCTCAGTATGTCAACGTTTTGTTGATTGACCCCAAAACTACTTTGGGTGACAAGGTAGATTCAATTGACGGCATTAGTGGTTTTGACATTATTGAACTTGTCGGAGATGACGAACTGATTGGTATATGTAGTGATGCCGTGAAGTTTTTCTTTAGAGTTACTGAAGTTAACTTTAGTAATATTATGCATCAACTATATATCGGGGAAGTTGGTTCTGACAAGGCATTAAATCGAGATACTTATAATATCGTTAAGGAAGTCTTGGAGTTAGTTGCTTGTGCTAAGTCAGTTGATGACAAGGTGAGGGTAGAAACTCCTCCTGCAAATGAACATGCTAGGGCTATTCAAGAGAAATTAAAGAAGCGGAAAGAAATACTTGCTAAGAAAAAGTCTGGTAACTCCGATGAGGATGCACCTGATTTGAATGACATTATTTCCGCCGTTACTGTCAAATCTAATAGCACTAATAAAATTAATGTGTGGGATTATACGATGTATCAATTATTCGATGAGTTTAGGCGTCTACAGATCGTAGATAGCTATGACTCATCGATTTTATTTATGACCCAAGTTGGTAGTGACAAGATTGACCTGAAACATTGGTCAATCCCGATAAAAAACACCGACTAATTTTGATTATAATAAGAAAGGTATGATTCTAAATGGCTAAGTACGGTATCCATGAGGTTGCCGAGGTTACATTTTACGATCTTGCTACTAATAAGCCTGCCCTAATCCTTGACAGCCTAAAGCTTTCTAACTTTACTACTGCCGCTTCTCAGTCTCATGCTTCTGGTGGGCAAGGGAATGCTCGTCTCTTGACTTGGGACACTGATCGTACTGCACAGTATGAATGTCAAGATGCTCTTGTTGACCCAAAGGCTCTTGCCGCTCTGGCTGGAAATGCTCTTGTTACTGGTGCTACTACCATTCATAAGAAGGAACTTCTTACTGCCGTTGCTGGTACTACTGGCAAGACTAAGGTTGTTGCAACTCAGACTCCACTTGCTGGAACCGTTACCATTTTTGAGGCTGTAGATGGTGATAACCTTGGTGATGAAATTACTAGTGCTACGCTATCTACCAATGAGGTTTCTGTTGACGATACTGACCTTGCCGTTGGTGCTAAGGCTTGGGTTTTCTATCAGTACACCTCCGGTGCTACTGCCCAGACTATTACCATTTCAGCAGATAAGTTCCCTGGCTTCTATAAGGTTGTTGGTGATACCGTTATCCGAAATGAGAATACTGGTGTCGATGAGCCTTTCCAAATTGTTATTTATAAGGCGAAGCTTATGCCTGGATTTGAGTTGACCATGCAGGCTTCAGGTGATCCCTCTATCTTTAATTTCTCTTTAGAATGCTATAAGCCAGCCGATAAGGATGAAATGGTAGATTTCATTAAGTATTAATTTATAGTGTATGTATTGGGGTAGTCTTTGTGGCTACCCCTCTCTACACATTCTAGTTATGATTGCTAAACATAAAAAGCATGGCACGACTAGGAATAACATGGAGTAGTCAGTAACGTTTCATTTCGTTTCAACCTACTCCGCTTTTTTTGTTGGCATTTTTAGTCAATAAAAGCGCAATTTTATTGACATCTTCGTTTTGAAAACGTGAGGAAAACGAAGAAAAACGGAGAAAACAGGAGATAATTATATAAGATTTTTCATAATGAGGGAGAAAGGAGAACTCGAATGAATGATGGGAGTAAGAAATCAAAGATAATCTTTACAGAAGAAGAGTTGAAAGAATTAGAAGAAGCATTATCTCATGATATGCCTCCGGTTACAATGATTTCGAAAGTGGTTTTTGGTAAAGAATAAAATCCAATTTTTATTTAGAAGGCAAGGGGAATTAAAATAGTGGATATTGAGGATTTGAGTGAGGATGAAAAGAAAGTCCTTGGCATTATCGGTAAAATGGAAGAAGATGGAGACTATGTAGTTGAGGGTGGAGGCGTCTTATTTAGTTGGGGCAACACTGATAATCTTCCTGTTACAGTCGAAGCACTAAACATTAAGGGTAACTATGTAGAGTGGTTTTATTGTGAAACAGTAAAAGAGGCAAAGCGGGATTTGCTTGAGCAGAAAACACAACTATTGGAAATGGGGAAGTCATTTCCAAAGACTAGAATTAAATTTCATGGAATCGTTGTAGAATAAAACTTCGCTTTTATAAAGAATATAAGGGGTAATGAAAATGACTACTATAGAATACTGTAGAAGTTTAAATGTTGGCGATAAGATTAGATTTCCAGAAGAAGGACAACGATTCACCGTCAAGGCTAAATCAGATAGATTTTTAATTTGTACCAAGCCATTTAATCTCAAGAAGACATGTCTATATACTATTATTGACCTAGACAGATTGGTTCGTGGTGCAGATAATTTTGGTGGTCGCTATGATTACATGGATCAAAATGAGATTGACCAATGCTTGAAGGATTTAGAGTCTGGTGACACAGAGGTTTCGTATAGGAATTACGTTTCACTCTGGGTCGAAATTAGTTAGTTAATAAAATCAACGTTTTATAAAGAATTTAAGGAGGAATTTTAGTGGCTAAGAGTAAAGTTTTAAGTCTTTCTGCTATGAAAAAGGAAGACGCCAAGAATCACGCTGAGAAAAAGAAGATTTTAGTTAAGGGTTATGAGGTTATTATTGACAAGGTTTTTCGTCTTAGTGAGATTCGAAA